AAATAGGGGTGGATGAGAATTTTTTTAACATACCCCCCTTTAAACCCTAAGATTCATTTTGCACCGAACGGATACAAAATTTTTCTTTGATTATTTCGCACCGAATGGATACAAATTAAAAATGTGATTCACTATGATTCAAAATGATTCAGTATGATTCAAAATGATTCAAATGATTCAACTTCCTCGTTTGTTTGTTTTAGTGCATTGGTACAATTAAGTATGTTATAATAATTAAAAAGGAGGTTTATTTAATTATGGAAATTAATACAAAAGATGAATTGTTTGAATTTTTATCTAGCATTGAGGAACGTGTAACATCAATAGAACAAGCTCAAAAATCAATGTATGATGAACAACAAAATTCTAACAATGATAATCCACAAGACGAACAACCGACAGACGAAAATAACGAACAATCAGATGAAAGTAACAATGATAATTCAGAAAACAATTCTGATGATAATAACAATGAAGAACAAAATCTTGACGAGTTGGAAAAACTTTTAGGATTTTAAGGAGGTATGAGACATGGCAAATTATGAAGGTAGAAACATGCGAGGCATGATGAGAGCAGACTATTCAGATATTCGTATGGATAAATCACGAGAATTAAACGACAATATGAGTATTGACATTCGTAAAGAGGAAGATAGTTACGGTAAAACGGTTCATACGTTACGTACTTCAACGGATAGAGATACTAATTTAGATGAAGAATAAGGAGGCAAATTTAAATGGTTAAAGAGGCAACAGTAAAAACACAAGAAGCACTTGAACATTTTAACCGAGATTATAACCATTCTTGGACTTTCGGAGAAAGTTGGTCTAATGTTCAAACAGAATTTGAAACATTCATTAATAAATACCTATTTCCTAAGCTATCTGAAACAGCCCTAATTGACATTGCATTAGGTAACCGTTTCAATTGGTTAGCTCGTGAAGTTGATTTTATCGGTCAATATAGTGAAGATTATGTTGTTATGGATACAGTACCAGTAGCAATGAATTTAGGTAAATCAGAAGAATTGATGTTAAAACGTAATTATCCACGTATTGCTACTAAATTATACGGCGCAGGCATTGTTAAAAAACAAAAATTTACATTGAATAACAATGATGCACGTTTTAACTTCTCAAACCTAGCAGACGCTACACAATATGCCATTGCAGTACTTAACAAATCCATTTCAGACATCAATGTATTAGAAGAAAAAGAAATTCGTGCAATGATGGTTGATTATGCACTTAATAACCTATCAGACAATAATAAACGTGAAGTGGTATCTGAAGAAGACTTAGAAGAAGCCGTATTTGAAAGTATTTTAAATATGCAAAACAACAGTGACAAATATAACGAAGTTAGACTTGCTTCAGGTGGCGCTATTGGTCGTTATACTACAGTTTCACGTTTAGAAGATATTGCGATTTTAACAACTGATAGAATGAAATCTTACCTACTCAATACAAAAATTGCTAATACATTCCAAGTGAGTGGTATTGATTTTTCAGACCACATTATTAGTTTTGACGACTTAGGTGGTGTGTATAAAACAACATCAGAAATTACAATTGAAGAAGATGAAACAATACGCTATATGCGTACCTTTGGAGATTATCAAACCATTAAAGGCGATGTAATCCCAGAAGGAGCAACATTTACGTATGATGTATCACAATTATCAGAGTTTGAAGGTAACGTTGAAGAAATCAAACCACAATCTGACCTGTTCGCTTTTGTATTTGACATTAATGCAATCAAATACAAACGTTATACAAAAGGTATGTTAAAACCACCATTTTATAATGGCGAGTTTGACGAAGTGACACACTGGTTACATTACTACAGTTTCAAAGCAGTATCTCCATTCTTCAATAAAATTTTAATAACTGAATAGGAGTTTTTAAATTATGGTAAATTTTCCGATTGATTATATCGGCGAAAATTATCATAATCCTTTGGAAACGGAGTTAAACCAAAAAATAGAACGGCGAGTTATCGAGCATAGAAATCGGTTTCGCCGTTTAATTTTTAATCGCTATGCCGAGTTTCTACCCTTGATGATTAACTACACACGTAAAGAAGAAACAGGTATTGACTTTTTGCAACTTGAAGTGATGTTACATCATGGCTATCAAGTTGTTGTTGGTCGAGCAAGAAACCAAAGAATTATGATATTAGGTTATGTGAGAGATTATAAAAATCAATATTATAACATCACTAATATCGCCGATTTTACAAATTATAGAAGAAGAAAAAAGAAAGATATTTATTTCACTATTCCTGAACATTTGATACCTGATGAGTGTTTAGAGATTGAATATTATGATGATTGTCAAAGTGGTGACTTTGTTGTGATTAATAACAAACCACTTAACTTTACTAATGACTTTGAGATATTAGAGCATTATTGCGATGAATTAGCCGAAATTGTGTTAAGTCGTTTTTCACTGATTATGCAATCTAAATTTAGTAAAATATTTTTAAGTGAAGTGAACGATGAAACAGTTAACCAATTTATCAATCAACTTTATAATGGTAGTCCATTTATTAAGGTATCTAATCTCGTTGATGTAGAAGAGGATATTATAGATTTAGGTAGTGACTATGTCACAAATGCACTGGTACAAATGAAAAGAGAATATCAAAATAAAATCAGTGAGTTATCAAACTTTTTAGGTGTTAATTCACTTGCTGTTGATAAAGAAAGTGGTGTGAGTGACACAGAGGCTAAAAGTAACAGAGGTTTCACAACATCAAACAGTAATATTTATATACGAGGTCGTGAACCATTCAAGAAATTAAACAGAAGATTTAATTTGGATATATTCCCCTATTACGATGATGAGGCGATTAGTAAAATTAACATAACGACATTAGAAAGTGAGGACAATAACAATGAGTAAACATACGACAACACTCATGGATATTTTACGTTCCGAGCTTATTAAAAGAGGCGAGAATGAATTTATAAATGACGGTCGATTAACCTTTTTTGACGACAAATACGCTTTTATTGAAAAAGTAGCAAAATTTGATGATGATGTATATGAGATTGTGACGAAACATTTCTTTGGTAATCGTTCATATCCTGATAAAACCATAGACCGTAATTTCAAAGAAGCCTTTACAAATCGCTTCATGGATAGACAAATAGGGAGACAAACAATGGAAGCCTTTCAATCACAAGTTGTTACTTTATTTATCCAGTATTCAGAATATATTTATTACACATTCGGACAACTTGATAGCTTTATAGAAAATAAACAAACAAGTGAAACACACAGTGACGAACAATCAAAACAAACATCAGATTACAGAGGATTAGAAGCAACACTACCTCAAACAGAAGTAAACTTAAATGTGACTGATGATGATTTAAATTACGCCGATACAAACAATATTAATAAAACTCAAAGTCAAGGTAATAGTAAAGCGAATTCAAATAGTGAAAACAGAACATTTAATCCAGACAACCTAGATAAAGTATTTGAAATGAAAGAACGTATCATGAATAAATTCGACCAAAAATGCTTTTTGCAAATTTGGTAAGGAAGGAGAACTACAGAAATCTTTGATTTCGTAGTAGTTCCCTCGTGAAAACAACGAGCGACTTTAGTCGCCGATGTTGACCACGATATTTTATCTTTATTAACATATTAAGGAGGTAAACAATGGCAAATATTTATTCAAATCATATTAAAGGACGTAAACTCACACAACCGAAACCCAGTATTGACGGTGTAGTCATACACAATGATTATGGTAGTATGACACCGAAACAATATTTGAATTGGTTATACACACGTGAACAAAATGGAAGCTATACGGCAGGTTGGGCTTCAGTTTATGTAAACCGTGAAGACGTGCTATGGTACCACCCAACAAACTATGTAGAATGGCATTGCGGTAACAATTATGCAAACCAACATTTGATTGGTTTTGAAGTGTGTGAAAGTTTCCCTAATCATATATCAGATGAGTTATTTATGAAAAACGAAGAAGCCACTTTTAAAGTGGTTGCTGATGTAATGAAATCTTATCAATTACCAATCAATCGTGACACCGTTCACTTACACCGTGAATACTTTTCTACATCTTGTCCTCATAGAAGTTGGGATATTCATGTTGGTGTAAACGCTCCAAATACAAGAGCCAATCAATTGAAACTGATTGATTACTTTATTTCACGTGTCAAACATTATGCGGGCGGTGGGAAAACACCAGAAAAACCTCAAGTGAGTGATAATAAGTTTACTAAATACAACTGGAAAGGAACATTTACTTCACACAAGACAAACACACTCCCAATCGTACCACGTTACAATTATGGATTAAGAGCCAAAGAAGTACCATCAAATTCTTATATACAACCGAACCAATATGTAAAATTCGACCAAATTATTAAAGATAAACAAGCGAAACTATGGTGGATACGCTTCAAATATCAAGCCAAAGGTTCTAGCAACAAAGATTTCTATATGCCCATTGGTAAAATTGAGGACAAACACGAAAAAATATTAAATGAGAAAAACCTATGGGGCAAATTAACAAAAGTGAAAAGAGGTTAAAGTATGAGAAGATTTCCATATTACGAAGAAGCATATCAGTATCCTAGATATAGAAGAGGTGTTTATAGAGAACCGTTTTATGATGACATAGCAGACTATAACACCAATGCTAAAAGTTATTATGATTATTTAGCACGATTTAATGGTTTCTTACATGATATGGTTGATTTTATCAACGACCTAGCCAAACGTATGGACGGTTTAGAAGATAAAATTAAAACATTACAAGATGCAGTACAAAAAATCGTTAATAACTTATATGATAGTGGCGCTGTTGATAGTAAAGATTTAGACAAGTTTAAATTCAAAAAAGGTCGTGACATTGCAACAGGTAATATCAACGTCTTTACAAATAAACCTGACGGCGCAACATATATCAGAACAAACAAAGGCAAAACAGAATTTGACATTGTTGTCGGATATGAAAAGTAGGTGGAAATATGGCAAAACTAGAGAAGTTATTTGATGTATCAACTTCATCTAATATTGTTGATAAAGGTTCGACTGTTCCTGCATGGGCAGGCAGTCGTGCCAAATCTAATTGGTGGAGTGGTGGAGCAAGTGTTGATTATTTTAATAGTATCAATGGAGATAAAATATATATTCAATACGGACAAAACCAAGAAAAATGGGCGTCTACCCGTTTCATGATTGAAAGCGTACATGTTGAAGATGAAGAGGAACAATCCAATGGTAATATTAAAGTTAAAGGTTATGTTCAACTCGAATTATTAGACGGTAAATTGACCGACTTTGCAGGTTCAGGTGTCAGAGTTCATAGAACGATTTCAATTAATAGTGAAACGATTGACGATTGGAACGGTCGAACAAATGAAGAATATAGCAAGTCCAATCTTAAAAAAGTATCATTTAATGAAACGATTGAACCTCAACAAAAATCAAAAAGTACACAAATGAAAATCAAAACAGTTTATCCAGACGGCGAATATTCAAATAGTACAATCGTACTAGGAATTGCACTGAAAAACCCTAATCCTCCTAAATACATTCCAATGGCTATACGTATTAGTAAAGACTGGCAAGCCCTCGACCAAAATGAATACAAACCTCAAAAGAATAAAAAAGACGACAAACCGTCAAATCCTAGCCATAGTGGAAGTAGTGATAAACCTTCAAAAGAAGTGAATTTTTACTATCCATTTAAAGATTGGCCTATTTCAAGAGGTTGGCAAGCAAACGGACACGCAGGCATTGACTATGCAGTGAATGCAGGCACACCCGTACATTCAACCGTTGACGGTACAGTGATAAAAAGTTGGTTTAGTAATTTAGGTGGTGGCAATGAAGTACAAATTTGGGATGGTAGTCAGTATACACATATCTTTATGCACATGAATGATAGACAAGTCTCAACAGGTCAAACCGTTAAAAAAGGACAATTGATTGGACATGTAGGCAGTACAGGTAACTCTACAGGTCCTCACTTACATTGGCAAGTTAACAAAGGCAAAGGTTACTTATATAACCACCCAGATAGCATTGACCCAATGATTTTAGTTAACAAATACACATAAAAGAAAGTGTGATATAATTGAGTAAGAAATCAAGATTTATAGCAATAAGAAAAAATTCAAACTGGAAAGATACGAGTTACGAAAACTTTTCTACAATGAAACAAAAAGACAAAGGTCACAACCGAGTACGTACGAGTGACGGTTGGCGACAAGCACCAAAAATGGTAGGAGGTCATATATATGGCAAATAGAATAGTTAGAAGTATTAGAGCAATTAGAGATATTGACAAACAACCTTTATTTACAAATGAACAAAACGATTTATTAAGTGATACAAACGACGATGTATATGTAAGATTAGCTCGACGCTATGAACGTATTACAGGTTTACCTGAGTTAGAAAAAAAATTCCGTAATCATGTATTAGATTACAACCAATTCAAAGATGACACACAAAACATGTTGATTTATTTAAATAATGAAAATGAACGTCAAGATAAGATGATAGATAAACTCAATACCGATGTTGATGATTTAAACAAAAAAGCTAAAAAACTCAAAGAAATTACAGACGAACACACAGAACAATTACAATCATTAACTAATGATTTAAATGATTTTAAAGATGATGTAAAATCTAACAGAGAAGAAATCACACGTTTATTAAGTGATTTATCAACAACTGTTAATGAAATACAACAACAAGACGATAAAAACAAATTACAATCTGAAATTGATGAATTAAGAAAAACAATTGAAACAATGCAATCAGATGTAGACGAAAGTCAAACATTAGAAAATTTAAAGAGTTTCTTAAGTGTTACATCTAATGTGACTGAAAATGTTGCAGGGGTAAAAGATAAAGTTTATTTTGATGTTTATTGTTTAAATAAATTAAATTTACAAGATAATAAATTTACACTTTGGATTTCACAAATGGATGTTGACGGAAATTGGGACTTTGGAAAAGAAATCCAACAAAAAGATTTAAATATTAGTGAGTATAATAACGGAAAATATTATAGTATTTCTTATGATATTTCTGGTTATGATAAAATTGTTTCATTTAAATTAGAGTATAATGATGAAACTATTCATATAAAACAAGAAAAACTTTCCGATTACTAAGGAGGTTAACAATGGCTAACCGATTTGTAAGAGCAATCCGACAAGTCAGAGATATTAAACGTGTGCCACTATTTACCAATGAAGAAAATGATTTGATTAGTGACACAAAAAACAACGTCTATGTTCGTGTCGGACGTGGTTATAAAAAAATCACAGGCATTGAAGATATCGAAAGACGTTTAAAAAAATTAGAAGAAAAATAATAATTAAATACCCCTCTTTTTGAGGGGATTTATTTTTAAGGAGGTTTAAAAATGGTTGTGAGAGATTATGATAATATCAACAATAAAAAAAGTAATAAGTATCATAATGTTTCCGATATTGTTTTGATATATAATACACCGTTAAACGATTTTCAAAATACCATACATTTTAAATCAAATGAAGAAAGAGATAATTATTTCTTAAAAGACGGTCATTTTTCTACATTTAAATTTGAAAGTAAATTTAACTTCATACGTGATAGATTGGAATTAAGAGTTGATATCAGTTGGGAAGAGGCACAAGGCATTAATTATTGTACGTTTGTCAGTGATTTTGAACCCGGTAGACGTTATTATGCGTTTGTCATGGATATTGAATATGTCAATGATGAAGTGGTTAAACTGTCACTTGTGATTGATACAATCATGACATTTACACAAGGGGATACTTTAGAAAAAACAGTCGGTCGTGTCAATATTGATAGACAACACTTATCAAATAAAAGTTATGAGCAACAACTACAAGCCTTACGAACCAATGATGATGTGCTTAAAATGAGTGATAAACAATATATCGCTAACTATTATCAAAGTTTCGGCAGTAACTATGTGTTATGGCAATCAAGCGCCGATTTAAGAAAAAAATTTGGAGACGAAGACCACCCAAGAATTTCATCATCAAAAGGAACAATATATGATAAGATTACCAGTCCCGTTGATTTATACTTATGTAAATATGAAGATTTTAATAGTATTATGGATAAATTGGCAGACTTTCCTTGGATAACCCAAAACTTCCAAAAGATACAACTCATTCCAAGTTTATTTATAGATAATGATGACTTAGAACAAATTAAAACGAAAGAAGATATAGGAAAAATATATACTTTAAAAAGTGGTAAAATCAGTAATAGAATGAACATGACTAACATTGAACTCTCATTCAATCAATTATGTAAAACGATTGGTTTCGACCCGAAAGAACACGCACATATGTGCCGAAATGAATATATGACAATTGAATTGTATGATTGGGCGAATGGTAGTTTGTTCCTAGACGCAGGATTTATCAGACGTGATACAGGTTTAAAATTACGTACACGTTCGATTATTGGGTATCATAACGAAATTAAAGTTTATCCTGAACGTTATAAATCAGCAGACGTTGAGGTTCCTGTGAAACTCACGAATGGTAAAATTATCGTAGATAGAGGTTCATTTTTAAATGAATCACTCACGATAGATACATTCGCACAAGTACCTATTTTAATTGATAACGGGAAGTTATCTTATGCACAATCAGCAAATAAGAGACAACTGGCACAAGATAGACTTGTGTCATCTCGCATGAGTCGTTTAGCCAGTGCTAATACATCGGCAAAAGATAAATTTTACGATGCAACCAGTTTATTAAGTAATATTAACCCTACCCAACTCTTCTCTAAATTTAATGAAGAATACGAATATTATAGAGATTTACAAGCCGAACAAAAAGACCTTGCTCTGACACCCCCAACAGAAACGGGTAGTGACATGGGTAATGCGTTTGCGATTGCCAACGATATTAGCGGGATTACACTTAAAATAGGTGGACTGGCACCGACTGACGTGCCAACTGTTCAAAAATATTATGGATTATTTGGCTACCAACAAAATTCAACCAACCAACCGATAGAACCGATTGACAGTATGACAATATGTAACTATTTATCCATAAATGGTAATTATACAATACCGAATGTTGATACGGCTTTAATGGGACAACTCAAATCATTACTTGAATATGGTGTCAGATTCTGGCACAATGATGGCACATTTAATCCGATGTTACAAAATGTGTATTATAATAAACGTAGAAAATAAGGAGGATTGATAACATGGAAGTCATCACATCTTTTGCACTGACGATTAGTGCAATCACACTCGGACTAACAGAAGTCATTAAAAAATTGTTTAATATACCTAAAGACGTGATACCGCTCATTTCTATGGGACTTGGTGTTGTTGTGAGTTTGTTTAGTTACTTAGTACCTGAAATACAAACCAACATTTCTGTCTATGGTTTAATACTCAGTGGTATGATTAGTGGTCTCATGGCAAGTGGCATGTGGGAAACATTCAAAAAACGTGACGGACAAACGGGAGATGATAAGTAATGGCGTATCGTAAAAATTATTCCAATAGTGAGTATGAGAAGTTTCTAAAACAGGACTTCTCATCTAACTTTGGTATTAGTAAAGAAAAACTCGCAAATGCTTATACTACAAGTGCCGTAGCTAAAAGATATGGTTTATCTAAAGCATGGATTAAAGGTACGATGATACCTTATCTCGAAAATCAACTTGGTGGATATGCTACATTTATGCTTAAATCAATGGTTGAAGGTGGCGGAGCTTGTAACTACCTCAACCACTATTCGCCTGGAGGACAAGCAGGTTGTAGCAATGACAAAATGCAAGCTTTAAAAATTGACGTGGGTATGGTAAAAGCAACACTTAAAAAACACACACCCGGTCCAAATGGCAGTGATACAGGACAACCCGGAAAACCAGCCATGAGTTCATATGAAAGTAACTACATCACATGGAATGAAGATAATCCGGGACAAGCACGTAAAATGTGGAATGCTATGCCGAAAGGTTCAATCGGCGCACATTACATGCAAGCGACACATGCAGGTAATGGTTGGATATTTCAACACTCAAGCGCCATGACTTACTGGCGTGGGCAATGGTACGATGTTGGTAATGCTTACGACCAAATGATAGCTCAAATCAAATACTACGGTGGAGACCCTTTTAACGGTAAAAAAGCAAGTGATAAAGGAGGCAAAGACACCCCTAGTAGTGATGATAGTATCAGTGGGATACTCAAAGATTTAGGAAGAGAAGGACAAAAAGTATTGGAGGCGCTATTTGATGAAATTGAGAAAATGCTTACTTATGATTTACATTCTATCGGGACTGATATGTTTTTCAGTAATGAATATTTTAAATTATTCAAAACCTACAATAACACCTACCGAATACAAATTAACATCCCCTTTTTTGACACGTTAGAAAAAAAAGTGGGAAGTCTCGACTTTGGCTCGAACGGCTCGAAAGGCTCAAAAGGTAAAGATGATAAAGATGATAAAGATGATTCAAAACCTTCCAGTAATAAAACAATGGAAAAAATTTACCAATATCTTAAAAAGAATGTCGGGAATAAATTTGACGAGGACGGGGCATATGGGGCGCAATGTGTCGACCTCGTTCATCATGTATCGAACCATTTCGGTTTAGGACTCAATACAGCAGGGGACTATGCTAAAAATATTGCGAGTAATCCAGTACCGAGTGGCTGGAAGCATGTGAATGTCCCGAATGGGGCAAGTAAAGCACAACGCACGAAAATATGGAATGACCTGCCACGTGGGGCAGTGGTTTATTTCTGGAATGCAGGCGCAGGGCATGTTGGTTTTAAAAGTGGCGATAATTTTAAACTCCTTTCTCAAAATATGAAAAATGATGCTCTGATGGGCGGAGGCAATATCACGAATGAAAATGTTTCTAACTTTGAAAGTGGTAACCACTTTTTCAAGGCTTGGGTAAAGGAATAACTAAGTTGACCACGCTATGTAACAAGTGTTACAATATAAATAGATTTAAACCAACGGTACGGAAATACCGAAACTTTAAAAATTTGTTTAAAATATGTATTATATGGAGACATACAGAAATCTTTGATTTCGTTGTATGTCCCACGTGAAAACAACGAGCGAATTTATTAGCCAATGTTGACCACGAAAGAGTTTACTCTACTCTAAAAGAAAAACTTCTATATATGGAATGGATCCATTTCATATATAGAAGTTTTTACTTTATTTCATCATGTAACATAGCTAGTAAATGTAAATCATCTTTTTCTCTATGTGCATGTGTAACTTTAAATACATCATGAATACTAAATGCGCCGATTTCACTTTCGATGTAAAGTGCATCATCTAGTCCTTCTTTCAGTTCCTCTTTTAAGTGTTCGAGTAGCATTTCCTTTTTGATTTCATCTAAATAATTAAACTGTGTTGCGTAAGTTTCCCCTTTATCCATGTACGTCACAGACGGATATATGCTAATGGTTTCTTGTTCATTAAATATAGATTTTTGATTAATTATTTTTGCCCCGTCATGAAATTCACTTTTAATGAAGTTCTCAAATGATTGATTGAGATTAAAGCTATCCAACCCCACCCCCGCACATCTCACTGTAATGCCTTTATCAGTCAGATACGCATACTTTTTATGGTTCAACACATATATTTTTTTTATATGTTCGTTTTCAATGTCCCATTTACCTAAACTGATACTATCGAAAAGTCGTGCAGGGAGTTTCTCACGTATTTTTGATTTTAGATATAAGCTATCGGTATCACAGTAAATGAAACAATCGTCTATTTGTGATTGTGATACATACATCAAAGGAACGAGCAAGTTATAAAGTGCTTGCGATGTCACAAAGGTACTAAACAAGATATTGCGTTCTGTGTTTTTGTGTCCGTTAATGATATTGGTATATTCTTTTCTTTCATCAAGATAAAACAAATTAAAGTGTGAACGTAAGGCAGGTATACCGTAAAGCCCATTTAAAACCACTTTTGATAACATGACCTCTTCACTTGAAAAGGTTTGTGTGTTTTCTTCATCAGTGATTGTGTAATCATAAGGAGAACGCATATCAATTTTATTTTTCAATTTACCTTGTGTTTTAATGAAATAGTTGTTTGCGATAATGTCACGGGAACCGAAATAATAACAATCGAATGATACATAACTTAACACGTTTAAATGTGTGATATCTATACCCGCAATATCTCGTATTAAACGTAAAGTATTCGTATTGATATTCACATAAGTATGATTGTTATAATACTTCACAAGTAATTGTTTAACGGCTCTACTTTTGATACGTGATAAGATATCACGATTAAATATTTCTTTTTCCATACGATACAACGTATAAACATCTCGGTTGTCTATATCGTTTATTTCAATGGATGTACTCGTTTTAAATGAATGATAGTCTCTTAAATATGTTGGGATTTTTTCATGATACATCACATAAGGATAACTTGAATTAATATCAATAGAAAAACAATCCTCATCAACAATTTTGTTAAGGTATTTCGTATTATAGAAGTTTAAACCACCTTTATAGAATGATTTGATATAGTCGTAAAAGTTCTCATTATCAAAGGTATAATCGGTGTAACTGATTTTTGCTTCTTTTCCTGAAAATTTATCAAAGTATTTATTGAGTAATTGAAATTTTGATAACGGATTCGTTAAGTAACTATCTAAGATGTTTTGTGAGAATGTGATTTTTGAGTAGTCAAAATTAGGGAAAATCGAGCTATAATATTTGTGTGAATGTGCTAAAATTAATACGTCATTTTTAATATATTTTAGTTGTTCATCAGAAAGTACGTTAAAACATTTTTTTGCATATTCATAACTTTTTCTATCCGTCATATCCTCATCACGATTAAATATTTCATAATCAAATTCCGTTTTTAAATCATCATCATTTAAAAACCCACTATCTCGCAACTTCTTACCTAATACAGCAATAGAAGTGTGTGTTTTTAAAAAGTTATCTATGATATTAAAATAAAAACCGTTTAAATAGAAAGATAAGTCTAAGTTGTTACGACTTTTCACTCGTTTTTCTAATGCTACATCAGTTTCACGACCTACTTTTTTACTATCCTTCATACTAATATTAAGATAATCTTCTGTCGCTTGATTGTCTTTTAAGTTCATACGCTCGATATTGTAAAAATAGACGAGGTCATGAAGTAAAAACATATTATCATATTTATTGGTATTGTGTGCAATCATATTAATCACTGTACGTGATTTCGTAATGGTACCTTTATTGTCTTTAATCAATTTGAAAAATGTATCAAAAAAAGACTTAAAAGAAGGGAACACTTCATATTCAAAGTGATTCCCTACAAACCAACCTACACACACAGAGTAAGTCACGTTTTTATATAATGAAGGACGTTGTTGACCTTTTGAGATATTATATTGTAAAGTTTCTATATCAAAATAAAGTGTTGCTTGGCGATTCCCTTTATTCTCTTTTAAAAAGTCTAACAACATTTCAAACACCTACATTAATCTTTTTAGTATGGCACGTTTTGAACGCTCGATGTAATTATCTTCGTATATCTTATCTATATCAGGTTCTACAGTATGTTGTGTCTTAAAATATTTCTTAATCACTTTTTTAATACGTAAAGCGATAAGGTCTGGATTGTCTAACACAAACTGTTTGGAATACGCATTGTCAAACGTAATAAAAGAACCTTTTTTATAGTATTGTTTATGATGATTTTCATAATCGAAATATTTATCATCTAAATAAATCACATCTTTTTTCACATCATCAATTTGTGTACAAAATTGATAATCTTCAACGTAAGGGACATATTTAATATCAGTACGTAAATCAGTGACGTTAAATATGATTTTCAAGTAGCCAAATTCTGTCTTGATAAAAAAGAAATTACTATTTTTCTGTATATATTGCATATCATTCGGACTGGTTAACTGATAATCATTAAAGTTAAATTCTGCCGTTGTCATGGCATCATTGCTACTATCAAAAGCTCTTAAATTCTTTTTATTATTCACATTTTGGTTTTTACGCAGCTCAATGAGTATATTGTTATACTGTCTGGTTGTATTAATTTTGTGATTTTGTAGATAATTGAATATATCTAAGTTTGCGAGTATTGGACTTGAAAAGTTAACGGCATTACCGAGTAAGAATATTTTAGGATGTGTGATGAATGGTATTTCATCTTTATTTCGGTCTATACTTTGATAAATTGTTTTTAATTTTTCCCACTCATCAGTGAGATAATCTCCCTCAAGTGCTAAAAACTCATCATATATAATAATAGGGAAGTATTTTAATGTTGCTGAATGATATTTTAAATCTGTTGCATTGTTCAAGTCTGTAATAATACCGATATAATCTTCTTTATATCCTATTTTAATATAATCATCATTCTTTTCATAGAATATATGATTGAAGTTAACACCTTTCATTTCACTCACAATCTCATCAACGAGTTCTTGATACGCATAACGCAATGTAAAATGACGACTGACAAGCATAAATCCGATACCTTTTTCTATTGCGAGTTTAATAAAAAAACCTACATAGTTGAATGATTTACCGTCTGAACGGTTAGAAATAGAAATATAAAAATCTAAGTCTTTATTCATCAATTCATTACATAACTCAATTTGGTTATATTCCTCAGGTATTGTCTGACGATGTTTTTCGAGTAACGTTTGATATTCTTTAACCTCTCTATCTCTTTTCATGTTTAACCTCCTTAACCAAATAAGACATATTTAACAATATTATAAGCAGGCTTGTTATTATTATATGAATAATCAATCACTTCTTTAATAATTTGTCTGAAACGCCGACTAAAACCGACAAAGGTTTGATTATCTTTAATCGCTTCATCAATTAAAAAATTAATATGTGGTCGCATATAACCATACCAATACTCACTCAAATTAATGCCTTTGGTATTGATTTTTGAATGTTCAACAATACCATTACCTTTTTGAATTGCCTCAATTAAGTTTATATCTTCACGATAAGCACCACGAACATAAGATTTAGCATAAGCATAACTAATTCTATTCGGTGGGGCAGGTAGGTTTTGACGACTCCCTAATACTTTTAAATCATGATTGATTTTATTAACAAATTGTCTTTTGAGTGTTTGATTTGACGCACTTTCTTTAGGTATTCTAGAAGTTCTACTTCCTCTACCTTTTCTGCCAGTGCTTCTTTTCATCTGTTGTCTTTTAATACGTCTTGCTTCTGATTGAGATAAACCAAATGAAAAATTGAAGTCATCAACGGTATAATGTGATTTTCCTAATCTCGCCATGATTTATCACGACCGAAAAAATCTTTTATACATTCAATGATAAAAGACATTGAAAAAGAAAAAACAAGTGTCATTAAACATAATGTGACGATTAAACCCATTTCATTCACTCCTTACAAATAAAACGGGGAAAACCCCGTTTGATTATGTTTTGATATTTTATTTTTATAGTGCCACTTTCGTAACACTGTAAATTTATTATAACATCAATAGTTGAGAATATAGAATATAGTATCAAATATTAAATATTAGAATGGGATTTCTTCAAATTTAACCCCATAGCATTGACCGTATTTATTGTTGTATGTGTAAATTTTAATCATCACTTTATCATTATTAATTAAATCAATCACTTCATCATCTTGCATCATTTCTTTTACCTCTTGTACCATATGGTTAGGTAAGTTTACAAGTTCTGATGTTGTAACAGCAACTGCACTGTCGCCAAATTTTGATTTGTTATTGATAAATAATGCTTTGAGTGGTCGTTGAGTAACTTCATTTTCAAATAATTCTTTCGGTTTCACAAATTCAAAATCTTCTGGGGCTTCAAAATCGAAACGGTTTCCTTTGTTATATTTATCTAAAACTGACATAATTAAAATCTCCTTTTAATGTATTATTTTTCCGTATTCGTCTAATTGCTTCATTGGTATTTCATAATATCTTGTGACACGTTCTGTTGTTAACAACTTATGTTCATCAGGTAATAAACTTTCTGCTTCTCCTATTGTTATTCTATTTTGCAAGGCAGGGTAGAAGAAGTCATAGAGTTCGCCTTTTTCTGATTTAGCATAAATGACATAACCACGACAAATCACAACAGCTTTCATATCTTCTTCAGGTTGTTCTTCTGTTTCTTCATTATCCTCAACAGGTTGTTCGTTTGTTTCTTCTGTTTCCATTGTCTCCACCTCCTTTAAAGTGATAATAATTAATCACTTAATAGTTTAGATTTAACTCTTATGTTATCTGTAATGAATAACATTAAACGATAAAATTCTAATTTACTTGTATCATAAAAGATTAAACTTTCTGGTGTTGGATAGATACTATCTTCAAATTTTAACTCAAAAGCATGTTCTTTATAAGTAATTTCACAAGAACCATTTTTAATATTAAATACTAAACTATCCCAACCGTAATTAGTAATTAAATCTAATTGATTGTAAATGTGATGTAATTTTTCTAAATTATCTTCATATTTATAAGGTATCATTTTGTTACCTCCTTATTTTATACCATTATAGGTTTTTCAATTGTAAATTTAACAATTTGACGAAAATTAAGTTCAGTCGTTTCATGAAAAAATGAAAAATCAATATCAAATAAGTCATTATAATCTAAAAATAAAAATTTAAATGTTTCTGTATTTTCATCATAAGTGATGTATACAATATTATATTTTAACTCTAATACTAAACGTTTTTCTTGTTTACTTACTAACATAGCTAAAATATTAGTTAAAAATTGTGATTTTCTATAATCATTGGTAACCAATGTTTAACACCTCAATTCCTATTACATATATTATAGTAACATTCATGTAATTATAATGCAAGTGTTTTTCAAAAATTTATGTATTTTTATTACAAGAATTTTAAAAGAAAAGTTGTATTGAAATTACATATAGTTAGTTACCAATGCACTAAAACAAACAAACGAGGAAGTTGAATCATTTGAATCATTTTGAATCA